TTCAAGATAACTCAGTTTATCTATTTGGAGCTGTTGACCCTGAGAAAGGTAAGCTCTACATCTATAAAGAATACGTTACTAATGACAAATCTATTGAACAACTCGCTAAAGCATTTCATCAAGAAACTAAAGATATTCCTATGGGTGGTATGATTACTGCTCCTATTATAGACCCTAAATCTGGACCAAAAAGAGATTATGATAAAAAATCTTTATCTGACCATTTCTTAGATTATGGTATAGCTTTTAAGCCTGGACAAGTTAATGTAGATGCCGGTATTTTTAGAGTTAATACTTATTTTGAAAGTGGAGTTCTAAAAATAATGGATTGCTGTACTAACTTAATAGCAGAGCTTAGAGATTATAAATTTAAGCCTGAAGCTAAATTTGGTGATGGTTGGTCAGATAAACCACAAGATAAAAACAACCATTGCGTTGACCCTTTAAGGTGGATATGTATGGAACTCCCTGCTGACCCAGGTAATTTATTATATGGAGTTTATAGTAGAGAAGGAGTTAATTTAGCCTTAGAAGAAGAGGCTAGAAAAGAAACTGAATATGTTGAGTTCTTACTTTCTGATAAAGAAGAATACTCCTCAGATACAGCAAGTCCATTTGATATTGATTATATTTATTAGGAGGAAATATGGAATATTTATTAATAACTTTATTTATAGTAATCTTTATATGTTTAGCTTTTGGTTGTTCTATAAAAATACAAATAACACATAAGCATGAGTATAATGAAGTAGAAATACCTGAAGTAAAAGAAAATGAAGAATTACCTACTGCTAGTATGGATGATGTAATTAGAAGTTTAAATGAAACTATGGAGGTATTTAGAGATGAATAAAGAAAAGAAGAAAGAAGATGATAAAGCTTTAATTGAAAAGCTTAATGGTTATTTCGATACTTGTCGTTCTCATTATTCTAAAGTTCATAAGAAAATGAAATTATTAGATGCAACTGATAGTGGAGAGCTATGGAAAGCACTTAATGCTAAGTTTCCTCATTATCAAATATTACCTGATACTAATTTTATTAGTTATATTAAATCTAACTTATTAGCTTCTATTTATACAGTTACTAAAGGAGCTGATGTTCAACCTACCTCAGAGAAGGATAAAGATTTAATAGTTAATCTTAATATTGCTATAGAACGTATTTGGAAGTTATCCAATGTAGGATATTATCAATTCCAAGCAGGAGAAAGAGCAGCTTTATTAAATATGGGTATAACTCAAGTAGGTTGGAGTGAAAGTATAGTTGGAGGCTCTGGTGATGCTTTTATCAAAGGAAATATTGTTTTAAAAAATATTAATCCTATGAAGTTTATGCGTGATCCATTTGCTACTTCATTAGATACTTCATCATATTGTATGACTTATGATAAGAGCTTCTTCATGGAAAATAGTCTTTATAAAGAAGAATTTAAAATATATGAAGAAAAGCAAAAAGGTACTGGACCTAAAGATATTCCAGAACCAGATAAGCCTAATGCAGGAGCAGATAAGGATTATTACACTTTAGTTACATTCTGGGTGAAAGAGGATAATGGAAATATTAATGAATATCATACTATTAATGCAGAACATATTCTTTATAGAAAAATTAATATTAAACCTTCTATATTCCCTTTTGCAATTTTATATTGTAATGAACCTAATGAGAAATTAGTAGGTACTTCTGAACCTGCAAAGATATTTGCTAATAATGTAGCTTATAACTTAATGAACTCTATAAGTCTAACTGCTGAATATAAAAATCAAAGACCTCCTAAATTTATATCTAATCAATCTGGTTTAAATATTCAAGCCTTTGCTAAACATGGTGATGAAGCAGATAGAACATTCATTGTAAATGGTAAAGCTCAAGATGCAGTTTACTATCATCAATTCCCTAATACTTCCGCTCAATTACCGAGTATCATGGATAGATTACAAGGAGGCATAGAAGGTGTCACAGGAGTTGATGGTAAATATACTGGTCGTAATTCTGGTTCTATTACTACTACTGGAGGTATGGAAGAACTTATGAGTAGAGTAACTGTTATAGATACTCCTAAAATAATGTTATATGAAGCTTATACTAAAAGATTAACTCACTTAATATTATCTAACTTCATTCAGTTCTGCCCTAAGAGAAAATACTTCTATAGAAAACCTGATTCTACTAAGTGGGATACTACTGAGATAGATTTCCCTAAAATAGATAATGAAACTTTATTTGATTATGAAATTAATATTTCTTCAGAGCTTCCTGATAATAAGCAAAGAATTGCTCAAACTGCTAACGAACTTATGGAGAAACAAATGCAGTATAGAAAAGAAGGAGCTTCAGTTGAACTTATAACTGAAGAGGAATGGTTAATGTTCCAAGACTTACCTAACAAAGAATATATGCTTGAAAGAATGGGAGTTCAAAGAATGAATGATACTGTAAGTCAAGTAGCTCAAACTTTATTCCAATATGCTGACTTAGTTAAAAATGGAATGAATCCTAATGATGCTATCCTTGCTACAGCTAATACATTAAAGCAAACTCAACAAGGTATACCACCAGAAATGGGTCCTGTTCCTGCTGCTATGATGGATAGTCAAATGCCTGAAATTGGAGATACTTTACAATAATTTACTTGTATATCTTTTACATTAATGTTAAAATTTAATTAGAGGTCCCACATCCTTTAATTTGTGTGTTTTTAAAAATGTACTCTCGCCAAGTACGTTGAAAGGAGATTGGCTGTTGTTTATTAGAAAATTTGTGATGCCAGTATGTGCATCTGATGACCCTGCGTATGAAGAGTTCCTATCTGCGTTTGGTGTATCTCAAGGAACAGAAACTCAACATAGTGAAGAAACTGTTGAGGAAAGTGTAGAAGATAATAACAATGATAACAATGAAGAAGTTAAAGAAGAAAGTTCTCAGGAAGAAGTTCCTAGTGAAGTTCCTACTGAAAGACCAGTTGAAGCTCCAACTAAAAGTGCAAATGCTTTTGCACAAATGAGAGTGGAGAATAAGAAATATCAAAATATGATTAAAGACATAGCTTCATTGCTAGGTGTACAAGGTAATGACCATGAGCAAATAATGAGTGCTATGCAAGACAAGATTGTAAATGCTCAAGCTAAGCAACAAGGCATACCTACTGAGTTGGCTCAGAGGTTAGCACAACTTGAAGCTAGAGATAGAGAATACACTCTTGGAGAAATTAGAAGAAATGCGTATCTTGGATTCCAACAAATCAAAGATACTTTTGGATTGGATGATGCTTCCCTTAATCAATTTGCAGATACTTTAATTGCAAGTGGAGTGAATCCTTTTGAGCAACAAGTTGATTTAGTTTCTGAATATAAGCTTAGAAACTTTGATAACTTGATTAAAGCAGCAGAGGAGCGTGGAGCTAAAGCTGAAGCTGAAAGAGCTTCAAGAGCCTCTTCACAAAGCACTACACCTAATGCTAAACAAGGTATGCAAGAACCTGAAAAAGGAAAGATAACATCTATAGCTGATTTAAATAAATGGCTAGAAGATAATAAATAATAATAATAAAAAGGATGTGGGATTATGAATTTAAGTGCTACAGCAGACATTATGACTTATGTCGAGATGGCTCAGAAAGCAGGTAAAGGCGTTATTAATCCAGAAACTTTCTATAGTAAACAATTATTAGATACTATCAGATATGATGCTTCTCAATATGTTTACTACAGAATTGCTGATGAAATGCCAATACAAGAAAAAGCTGATAAGTTAATGGTTAGAAGATGGGCACCATTACAAGCTCATACTATTCCTCTTGATGAAGGTATTCCACCTAAGTCAGATAAAGGTTCAGTTGAAAAGTATGAAATGTCAGCTAACCAATATGGTAGATATATGGAATTTACTGATAAAGTAGATTTTGCAGTTGTTGACCCAGTAGTTGCTCATTACACTAAAGAATATTCTTTAGTTGCTATGGAAACTTTAGACTTACTTGCTAGAGAAACTTTATTCTCTATAGCTCAAAAGTTCTATGCAGGAGGAGCTGCTAACTTTGAA